TAGTAGTACCTCTTTAACCGTAGTAATCTGATTGTGCTGAAAGTGACCGGTCCATTTGTGTTTGACCGGCCCCAGCGTAGTCGCTGTAGCTGCTTGTGTCTTGTGTCTGGTAGTAGGGTTGCGAGTTGTAGCTTGCTGCTGCTTGTGCTGCTTGTGCTGCTTGTGCTGCTTGTGCTGCTTGTGCAGCCGCAGCCTCGTCGGCGGCTCGTTGCGCAGCAGCCTCCGCGACATAATCACGCACCACTGGTGCGCCTCCGCTAATTGACCGCGTTTGTCCGCCCGGCACCTCTGGCGCAACAACATCAAACAATGACGGCACGTACTGGTTAGCAATCTCTGTCCCAGGCATGCCATAGCCCAAGTTTTCTGGTGACAAATCTGGACCAACTAATGATCCGCCAATTTGCGTTCCAAAGATGCCGTCATTCGCTCTGGTGGAAAATTGCCACCCAGTCGGATCAATACCAGCCGCAATGGCGTCGTTTCGAGTAAAAGCACCTGGATCAAAATAATTGATAGCGGCACCCGGCAACGTGTACTGCATACCAGTGTTAAGCGCTCGCGTGATGCTGCCCATAGTGGGGTTTTCCCTATAGTATGCAGTTTTCTCGGCGTCTGTCATGGTGTCCCATGGAGAGGGCGTGCCGCCAGAGGAGGAGCCAGAGCCGGAGTCCCCACCGGTGTACGCCGGCACATATCCACCGCCCCCCGTTGAGACCGGAGCCGCAGCCGTGCGTTGGATTCGCGGGTACAGCAAGTCAGTAGCCGACGGCGCGATGCCCTGTGGCGTGCCGTAGAAGTTTAGATAATTGTCTGGCGTCAATAGCGGCTGGTACCTCACCGGCGTGCGTGACTGCAGCAGCTTTTGCTGCGCCTCTAGCAGCGGGCTTGTCATTCTAGGTTGGTCGTAAATCATGCCACTAAATCCTTTTTAAGTATGAACCACGCTGGTTCGTACCCCTCGTCCTTCAAGAACGTCTTCGCCCATCCAGGTCGACCAGCAAGAGAGACCCTGCTGCAACCCTGTTTCGCGCCCCACTCTTCAATGTGGGGTCGCATCAACTTGAGTTCATCTAGGTCGCCGCCAGCAAGGAAATAGTGCAAGTCCTTCATGCGCGGGTAGACAATGACCTCGGTGACCACTGCTGCTTTCTCCCCAGCCCACAGCTGGTATCTATTACTCAAAACGCCCGCAGCGATGTCAACAAATGTATGTGTACCTTGACTGTATTTTAACGCCGCCTCGATCCACGTGCGGCACCTGTTCAGCTCTTCAAATAAATCTTTCACTCGATCGCCATGATGTAGTTGACCATAGGGTCAACTTTACATCACCTGCGCCCGTTTGGAACAGCATCTATGCGCATGGTCCCCACGCGCCAGTTGTTGTTCCCGTTACTGTCAATCCGCATCTTGATCTGCCTGGCCGTGAACCGCACGCTGGTCGGGTTCGACATGCTGTACGGGCCGTGCGACGACTCGGCCGCGTTGGGGTAAAACTTGGTCTTGAACGTCGCAGTGACGTCGCCCTGGTTCAGCTCATCCGGTATCAGCTGCTTGACCGCCATCAGGGCGTCGCCGTTGCCCAGCTGCATGGGTCCGCTCTCACAGTACAGGGTCTCGCTGCCGTAGTTGAACCCGACCTCATGCTCGTACACGTAGCCGTCTGTGCCGACCAGCAGGGGCTTGTCAAACGCGCCGCGGCCGGTGCCAGAGGTGCGGGCCATGGAGCCGATGTTCCAGTGCCCCTCGCGGTAGTTGAACAGCACGTAGCTGTCGACCTCAGTAGAGTTGGCGCTGGGGTAGAACCACCAAACCTCACCGTACTGACCGTTGTGGACCGCATAAACCTTTGACGCCTGGTCAATGTTCAGGTTGCGGTAGACGTAGTCGCCGACGTCAGACTGCAGCGGCTTGACAGCGCCGTCGTACATCCAGAAACCGGTCTTGCTCATCCAGATGGCCGTGGCGTCAGACACAATGGCCACCGACTGCGGGGAGATCAAGCCGCAGCCGCTGCCGATCTTCTCAAAGCCGTATATGTAGGGCTGGCCAACGTATGTCGCTGCGTGGCAGTCCACGTCGGTCCACAGCAGGGTAATACCACGCACGCGCTTGCCAGTCATTAGCGTGCCAGGTGTGGCCAACTCAAAATCACCAGCCTGGTTCAACGCCGTAGATGTCCACACGGTGTTGTTCTCCTGGTCCGACCACGCGACCTTACGCGGGTTGCCGCCAGCACCCAGCGCGAACATGATGCGCTCGGCCGTAACAACGACCGCCTTGCAATTGACCGGCGCGTTGGTAATCGGTGCGGCCACGGTGGGGGTCCCGAAGTCCAACTGCCACTCGTACAGCTTGCCGTCAGAAATGCTGCAGCCGACCAAGTACTCGCCCCAGGTGTCAAGTGTCCAAGTGGTGGCGGGCAAGACGTTGGTCAGGTTTTGGCGAGCGACGCCGTAGGCTTGGATGCCGTACTGACTTGTGCCGTAGCCCGAGCTGATGGTCGCGTCAGCACTACCGGAAGTAAATCCAGCCGGTGTGATGTTGGCGATTGCGCCGTCCACGCGCATGGCGTACAGGCCGCTGTGTGTTCCGATGCCGACCCAAGCGTCTGCGCCGTTGTCTTTCCACGTGATTAGCCCGCGGGCTGCGCCAGTGACGGCCGAAGTTGAGCGCAACCGCCAGCCGCCCATTGGGCGCATGGTGCCCTCAAAGAATCGAACCAGGTTTGCGTCGTACCAACGCCCCGCGCTTTGCAGCTCGGTGCCGTTACGGTAAACGCCTGGCGGTATTTGTAGTGGGATGAATGACATTATCTAAACCTCATGGAGGGGTTGGCAGCGGGTCAGGTAACGCCGACATGTAGTTGACCGTCATCACAGCCGACGGCACGCCAGGGTGCGGTGATGCTGCCGCTGACGCGAACAAACGCATGTCAACGTCGGTCACCGCCACCATCAGCTCGATGTAGTCATTTGCCTGCAGGTCGATGTTAAACGACCAGGTGATTGGCGATGCGTGGTTGTTTGATTCGATGGTCACTGAGCGCGTTGAGTAGCCAATGTCTATGCCGTTTCGCCTGATCCACAGGTCCATATCCTTGGCGCTGCTGTTGGTGCTTAACGCTTGGCCGGTGAACTGGAAGTTGTAAACGCCTGGCGTATCTACTTGGATGCGCGACGTGCTACCAGACTGCAGCGCGATTAGGTTGCTCAAGTAGGTAGCGTTGAACACGACAGGGTACGCCGTGTTTGCCGATGCCAGCACCTGCGACGCCGTATTGAAAAACAAGGCGTTGGGGTTGTCAATGTACTGCCCACCGGCTGGCCCAAACAGGGACTGCAGCGAGCCAGTCAGGCGCAGCATAAACGTGCGCATCAAACCATTGCTGGTGCGCTGCGTCTGGTCTGTCGGGTCCGGCATTGTCGGAACCGGAGGAGACGCTAGTGTCTGGCTCTTATTTGATGGCATGCCCTATTTTCTCACGCGACAAGGCCGTTGAGATAGACCGTTTTGCCGCTCTGCTTGGTGGCCGTCAGGACCTGCTTTTTATTGTCACCAGGGTTGTAGCTTACGTGGACCCAGCCAGAGTCAGGGATGCCTGGGGTGTAGAACTCCAGGATGACCTGGCGGAATTCTAAGTTGTTCACGATCCACTGGGCCAGCTCTGCGTTGGCAACCCCTGGTATCTCGATGTCCGCGGCCATCCCCTTTGTATGGTCCGAGGTATCCTTTGACCCGATGGCGCGGTTAACGGCCAGCGTGCGCAGGCCGGAGTTGACCTTGACGCCCTTGCCGAAGTGGTCCCGCACCGGCTGCAGCACGCACTCACACAGCGCCACCAGGTTGGCCAGCTGCGTGTCGTCGGGCGTGTTATCCAGCCCCAGGCGGAGGCCTGTGTCGCTCTTGGTCAGCTCCTCAAGACTAAAGTTTGCTGTCAGTTTCATTTGGATACTCCTGTTTTCTTTTCGTATGTTCGCAGTCCGCCAAGGCCAAGCATACCCAGCAGCACGGGCATCATCTGGCTCATATCAAACTCAGGAAGAGGTGGAAGAGATACTCCGGCAGCAGCTGTCCCGAAGAGAAGAATGGGCTGAAGAATAAAATGGTAAGCGAAAGCAAAGCCACAAACCCAGCCAATGAAAGGTCGCCATCCGCCTTTAAAAATAGAGCCTGAAGCAGCCTCTGCCTTGTTGACTTCGATCTGAGCCATTGCAAGCTCTTGAGCGTGCTTCTCAGACATGGTTGCGATTTCATGTGCAAGCGCATTTTTCTGGTCCTTGTCTTCGATGAATTTATCCAGCAGTCCGGTCACTGGTCCGATGAGTGCGCCTAGCATTATTCGCCGTCCTTTTTATTTCCCTGCGTGCCGACCATGATGCCAGACAAGGCGCCGACAATGAACGTGGCGATAGGGTTTACCAGTTTAAAAAATTCAGCGTCGTTGGGCGCCTGGCCGACCATGGGCTGGGTCACGAAGACTAGGGAATAAAGCACGACGCCGACAATGCCAACCAAGGTGAGCGCCATGGTGACGCCGACCACGAAGCGCAGCCATTCATCTAAAGATGGTTTCATTTGTGTGTCTCCACTAGGTAGTCGGTACAGGTGCCATCTGCCACGCACTCAGGCGGCGTGCATTCCTGCTTGGTTTGGTTGTTGGGGTCTTGACATGGGTAGCGGTACTGGTCAGAGCAGCCAGACAAAGCCAGCAGCAAGAACACAGAGAGCACCAGCGTGACAGCCAGCCACGTGGTGCGGCCACCGACCTCGCACTGCTGCAACCCCTCCTCGTAGCCTTCTTGCCAGGCTTTCAGCGCGAGCAGGTTGTTCTTGTACTTGTCGATGTTGGCCATCAGCGCCCCCCGTTTTGCTTCCACTCAATCGCCGTGGCGATCATGCCCCATACGGCCCACGTACTGAGCGCCAGGACAACCGCAAGCAGACAATACATGGCGACGTCCTTGCGACGCTGCGCTTGGTGG